GTTCTAGCACGCAGTCAACAGTGCCCGTGAAGTCCAGGGAGGTGAAGCCTGACGTTGCGGCCAGGATGACCTGCACGTCCTCGCCGAGGGTCAGGGCCTGAGTCTCTTCGATGGCCTGCCCGTCACCCGATTCGACGTCCTGCAAAAGGAACCCGTCGTCGCCCGTGGCGATACGGACGTCCGTTTGATGCTGCGAACGGTTGTTGAGGGTGGAGAACGTCACGTCGCAGACCTCGCCCAGTAGGGGCTGCGGCGTGTCCTCACTACCCAGGACGGTTCCCGGTTCAGCGGACATCGAGACCGCGCTACTGAACGAGAATGTCGCGAGCGGTGGTGGGGTCGCTGCCAGCAGGAAGGCAGCGAGAAGCGCAAGGAGTAGCTTCATCGTCATCTTTCTAGGAATGGGCGCGGCCTCGGAGCCAAGCCTCGAAGGTGGGATTGCACAGCACGGCATCGGAACGTTGCTGTCTGAGTAGGTCGATCGCCTCGCTGGGGCTCCAGCCCTGCAGGAACAGTGCCGTACCAGCGATGAGGGAGGAGCGGTTCAGTCCTGCCTGGCAGTGCACGAGCGTCTTCCCGCTCTCCAGGAGTCCATTCACCATGCGCCCCAAGCCCAGGATCTTCACGTCATCGAGATCCTCGGCGGAGTCGTACATCTCGATCTCGAAGCGGACCGTATCCGGGCCGATCGCGTAGCGCTCCCATTGGTAGAGACTCACGACGAATTTGAAGTCATCTGGGAGCCGCACATCGTTGTAGCAGCCTCCGGTCCAGAGGTTGCCGGTGATGTGAGACACGAGCGGCACATGGAACTGGGTGTCTCCGTGGTACGCGAAGCCTTCGATGTGATGTGACGCAAGGTCAGCTTCCATGCGCTCAGCGTCAGATAGTGCAGTCATGGGGCGCCTCCGTGTGTGCGGTCGTGATTCAGACTAGCGTCCGGACTGCAATTCGTAGGCAACTCCGACCGACAACAGCGGCATAAGGAGTCATAACGGATGGGCGAGAAGATCGCGATGCGTGGCGGGCCCGGTGCGCCTGCGACGCCCCCACGCCAAGGCGTGCCCGCGCCAGGGATCGACACCACGCACAAGTATCCGAACATCGGCTCGATCGATGATGTTCGCCAGGAGGTCGACGACGCGCACGGCGACATGCGCAACTTCTACCAGCAGGAGCCTGACGAGGTGATGCGGTTGGTCTCTGGTCATCTTGCGAGGCTTGCTGAGATCAGCAAGGAGATCCGCCGCATCGAGGGGGTGGCTCGTCAGTTGAAGCCCATCCGCACCAACGAGATCGACCCAACCATGCAGGCCCTGTTCCAGCAGTTCCAGATCCACAGCAGACTTGAATCTGTACGTGAAACAGACTTCAAGGTTGCTGGAATGAATGGGTAGGAGGATTCGTGTCGGAGGACATGCAGGATACAGGTATTGAGGAGGCATCAACTGATGTTGAAATGCGTCCTACGATCTCCTATATCAATGAGGCTGGTGTTCCAGAGTATGTTGCTGAGCAGGTTCTGGAGCATTCAGATGTAGCAAGGTCCATTGAAAACTGGATGCGCACCGTCTCGCATGTCAACACATCTCCCAATCGACGTAGTTGGGATGTCTTCAACCGTGATGACTACTCGCAGCCACAGAACACTTTCGCCATCATGGCGCAATGTGCATTGGCTGTTGAAGAGGATGACATCCTCAGCACCCTCTCCGAGACCATTGAGGGTTTGACATTCTCGAAGATGGGGTTCGAGCACGATGATGAGGACGAGCAAGACATCTGGAATCAGTGGGCCAGGACGGTAGACCTCGATAGTCGTGCCCGTGAGATGTTCCGTGAGCTTTTCAAGGTCAGTCAGTGCTATGTGGGTTTGTGGTGGGATCAGCGTATCTATAAGGTACGTACAAAGTCTCACAAGGTGCAAGACAAGGGACGCGGGAATCACAATCGCAAGAAGCAGTTCCCGCTGGTTGTGCCCGTCGCCATGACGATCTTCGACCCCACCAAGATCGTGCCGGTGGGCATGCTGATGTTCGGCCAGGAGCAGTTCGCCTACATCGCTGACGAGGACGAAGATGAGGCGTTCGAGCGCATCCTGGTGGAGGGCGGGGAGCCCGACACCGTGGTCCAGCGCATGCTCGCGGGGCGCTACGAGCCTGCCTCGAAGCGCGAGATGGACGAGCTGGGGGACCTTGGGATCGACGTCCAGCGCTTGTGGCGGTTCCGTCCCGGCGCTTGCTTCCGTCATCACCTGACCCGCGCACAGTACGAGCGCTTCGCCAAGGTGCGGCTGAAGTCGATCCTCCCGATCCTGGAGCTGAAGCACCATCTGCGCATGTCGGATCGGGCTGCATTGATCGGTGCGACCAACTTCATCGTTCTGATCAAGAAGGGCACCGACAAGCTGCCTGCGCGCCAGGCGGAGGTCGAGAATCTTCAGGAGCAGGCGCGGGTAGTGGCGCGTCTCCCGATCCTGGTCGGTGACCATCGTCTCTCGGTCGAGATCGTGACCCCGGCCATCGACAACACATTGATCGAGAGCCGGTATCAGATGTTGGACGCGCGTCTAGTTTTCAAGGCGCTGCAGAGCTTCCATCCCCAGACTCAGGGAGGGAACTCTGGTTCCCACATCAAGGACATCTCGCGAGTTGTCGCGCGCGGCCTAGAGAGTCGGCGTCATCAGATGGTCAGGGCGCTGGAGCGCGAGGTGTTCGATCGCATCGTTGAGGCAAACTCTGAGATCTTGAATGGGATGCCGCACCTGGCATTCATGCCGCGCAGGATCACCCTGGAGTTCAACTCCGACATCGTGAAGGCGGTCATGGAGGTGCGTGACCGGGGCGACATGAGTCGCGAGACCATGCTGGAAGAGTTGGACTACGACCAAGAGACTGAGCTGCTCCGTCGCATGCGTGAGGCAGAGTCTGCGGACGACGTCTTCCAGACCCACGTGCCGCACGATTCACCAGAGGGCAACTCCTTCCAGACCGGCAAGCAGGGCGGGCGACCGCAGGGCGCCAAGGATGGACAGGAGCGCGAAGAGCGGGAGTGAGTCCAGCTCGCGCAGGGTCCGATGTAGGCGGCATGGATGTGGATGCTGCGCGCTCGTTCTCTGCCAAGGAGCGGCAGCGTCTGGCCAAGAAGGGTCAGGCGTTGCCCGATGGCAGCTACCCGATCGTGACCAAGCAGGATCTACGGAACGCCATCCAGGCATATGGACGCGCGTCGAACAAGGCAAAGACCAAGCAACACATCATCAAGCGCGCCCGCGCTCTGGGGGCGACCAGCCTCTTGCCCGATGACTGGGCTGCCCAGGATGAAGCAGCCACCAAGCTCTACTACTTCGAGGGGCGCAATACGCCGATTGCCGCATCGTCAGTCACTGAGGCCCGCAAGAAAAAGAAGCGGGGTGGCGACAAGCTCGTCAAGGTGCGCACTCCCACGGCTTCCGAGAAGAAAGCCATGGGTCGTGGTGAGTGGGTACGGACTCGCAAAGACGGAAAGTCGCCAGAGAAGTCGAAGTACGGCAAGGGAAGAGGCAAGGGCCCCCCAAGAAAAGACTCTGCATCGATGGGAGACGAGATGGAAGCTGCGCAGCAGGAGAAGCTCGACAAGAAGCGGGGCTACAAGAAGAAGAAGAAGGACAACGGCAGCCTGGAGTTTGCCTGCGTCCACTGCGAGCAGCGCAGCTTCCTCACCGAGAAGGCGGCTGAGGACCACGCCCTGGCGATGCATTCGCACAGCGAGGTGCGGATGGCCCTCTCCAAGGCCATCCGCGAGAAGTTCGCAGGTCCACCGAGGATCTGGGCGTACGTCGAGGACACGGCAGACGACTGGTTCGTCTACTCCCTGGAGATGCCTGGAGCGTCCGACGAGAAGCTCTATCGCCAGGAGTACACCTTCGATGGTGGACTCGCCACTCTAGAGGGCGAGCCTGTCGAGGTCCGTCGTCGGATGGTGTACGAGCCCATCGGCGAGGCGTGATCGTGGAAACCATCACGCTGGAGCGAAATGGACGGGTGTTCTTCACGAATGCCTGCCGCATCGTGCATGACGAGGAGGAAGTTCCTCAGGAGTATGCCTCAGATTGGGCTACGGGTGATGGGAACCCGTTCATCAAGTGGGTTGCAGGGAATTTCGTCGAGTCCGATAGACCCAATGCGAACAAGCAGTTCTGGACCGCTGGGGACCTAGAGGTCGCTGAGTACTCGATCCGTGGCGCCCCGCTCAACATGGTGCACAAGGTGCGCCAGCCGGTCGGGTTCTTCCAGGACACCAAGACGGTCTCGGTCTCGCATGACGAGGAAGATGCAGCGTCTGCAGGGCCGCTCAAGATCCAGGCGCTGGCGGGGATGTGGACGCACATCTTTCCCTTCGAGTCCGCGCTCGTGGATGCCGCAGATGAGCGAAATCTGCTGTTCTTCAGCATGGAGTGTCGTGGCACACACATCACCTGTGCGGGGGACCAGGGCTGTGGCGAGACCTTCGAGTACCTCAAGCCCAGCACCCACTGCGAGCATCTGAAGGACCGCGCCTCGGTCCGCCACATCGTGAATCCCACCTTCCGTGGTGGGGCTCTGATCGTTCCCCCCGTGCGTCCCGGCTGGACCGGGGCGACCGCCTCCGTGTTCCAGGAAGCAGTGGTGCAGGAGGCTGCCAAGTTCGCTGAGCAAACCGAGGATGTCTATGCCGCTGCACAAGCTGGTGGCATCGATGTCACGGCATCGGCTTGGGAACACATGATGGCGAGCATCATTTCACTCGCCAGCTGAATGAATGGGCGCCTGGTTTCAATCCCTGGAGCGGCGCTTCCGATCTGAGCTGCTGTAAGGAGGTGTGGATGGACCCGCGAGTGATCGCTCTGCATGACGAGGCTCTACAGCTTCGTCCTGATGATGCGTCCCATGATGAGTCCCTCTGCCCCATCTGCGTCGACTGGTCGCTGGACGAGTCGGGAGTACCAGCTTGCTTCGACCGCCTTGATGAGGCCCAGAGGCAGCTCCCGTTCGGCGACGTGGAGTACGCGGACCCCGGCTTCCTGCAGGACGGGGTGCGTCGGTACCCGCTCGATTCCGAGGCACACATCAACACGGTTGCAGCACTGCTGGAACGTGAGGAGATGGGCGCTCGGTACTCGTCGGACGAGCTGAAGCAGATGCGGCAGCGCACCCAATCTGCCGCAGGGCAGATCGGTGCGAAGTCGCAAGAGGCGGCTTCCGATCAAGAAGGTGAGGAAGGAGGTACCACTCCCGTGTCTGACACGATCACGCAAGAGACGCACGAGGCTTTGCTCGCCAAGGCTGTCGAGGACGCGATTCGGGACGCGAAGGCAGAACTTGCCACGCTGACCGACAAGGTCGCGGAACTGACTGGTCAGGTGGAGGTCGCCCAGGCTCGCGTTGTCGAGCTGGAGGAGGCCAATGAGCAGGTCAACGGCGAGCTGGACCAGGCGCAGGTGCAGCTGAAGGCTGCTACCGAGGAGCGCGACCAGCTCAAGGAGGACATCGCCCGGCGGGATGAGCAGGCTCAGATCGATGAGCTGGCGCGTGCCCGTGCGGAGCAGGTCCGCAATCTCGATCTCTTCCCGGAGGACTACATCTCCGAGAAGGCCCAGCAGTGGGCCGGTGTCGCGGAAGAGGACTGGGCTGACCGTATCGAGGAGTGGAAGAAGGCCAAGGGTGATGGTTCGACCACCACCCCGACCTCGCTCCCGAACGACCAGGCGTCCGCCATGTCGGGCGCTGGTGAGCCCCCCGCCCAAACGTCGACCCGCCGCGCGGTGCTCGGCCTCGACTGAGAAGCTAGAGAGGAGGTGTAGATAGTGGGTTACACACGAAACTTCGGGTTCCGTTCCTTCGAGAACGTCGTCCGTGACGGTCGTCACCGGGTCCCTGCGGGTTCCGGCGGCTACGAGATCGGCACGGCGGTGAAGGTGGACCCCTCCGCTGCTGGCTTCTTGACGAGGCCTGCCGACAATGAGGCCCCGACCCAGCTCTGCGGCATCGCGCTGTTCGAGCACATCCAGTACCAGGGGGTCGATCCCTTCCTGACCAGCCCCCAGGATGGTCCGTTCCAGCTGGCTCCCGCTGGGCAGTACGCCCAGATGGTCCACGGTCAGGGCGCCAAGGTCTGGTTCCGCAACCTCGGGGACAAGACCCTGTACGACGGTCGCACCCAGACCAACGTGTCTCCCCTGGCTGACACGGTGACGCTGCCGGATGTCGGTGACAGCCTCGTGCCGGACGCCAACGGTAAGTGGCGGGTGGCCGTGCCCAATGCCGACCCGGCCCTCGACGAGGTCAAGAACGCTTGGCTCATCGTCGAGCAGGTCAACACCTCGACCGGTGTGGTCGAGTGCCGACTGACGTTCTGAGGAAGGAGGTGAACTAAAGTGTCAAAGAGCGCAACCAAGCAGATGGTCGACTCGTTCGGTCGCAGCCGTGATGAGAACGAACAGCGTTACGAGCTGTTCGAGAAGGCGAATGAAGAGGCCCGCAAGAACTGGGACAACCCAGCCTGGCGGGCGGAGTTCGCTGCCGAACTCACGGAATCGATCCTCTTGGGTTTCGATTACGAGACCCTCGTGGACCGGTGGATCGCAACCGAGCGCACCGACTTCAATGGACGGATCTTCGTCCGCGAAGCCACAGGCCTCAAGGCCTACTACATGGCGCGTGGTGGCTACATCGAGGCCTCCGAGCTGACCTCGGAGATCTCGGAAGTCCCGCGTGACATGCTCGGTGTGCATGTCTACGAGTTCGAGGACAAGTTCATCAACAACTTCGCCGAGAGCGCGCAAACGCTGCGCGATCTCGCGGTGAAGCGGATGGACGCCGAGGTGAACCGCCGGGTGCACACCGTGCTCGCGGAGGCTCTCCCTTCGGGTTCCCCGTACTACGTGGCCACGCCTGGCCTGTCGAAGCCTGCTCTCGATCTCGCGATCCGCGAGGTTCGGGACGCATCGCTGGACTCGCAGATCGTGATCGCCGGTCGATCGACGATGGTCGATCAGATCGCGGACTTCGATGGTTTCGGCAACGAGACCAAGGAAGAGATCCGCGCGCGCGGCGTCCTCGGTGTCTACCGTGGCGCAACGATCGTGTCGCTCCGCAACTTCAAGGACGAGGACAACGTCCCCTACATCCCGGCCAACGAGTGCTGGGTCATGGGGCGCGACACCGGGAAGTTCGCCTTCTACGGTGGCCTCAAGTCCAAGGAGTACGTGGAGAACAACAACTGGTACTGGCACTACCTCGCACGGCGTGACACCGGGGTGCTCGTGCACCACCCGGAGCGCGCCCGCAGGTTGATCGACAGCAACCAGAGCGCGTAGTCCCGCCGTCAGTCCACCAGGCCCTCGTCGTTCCGGCGGGGGCCTGGTGCATGGGAGGTGTCATGCATTGCGATTGCGTTGCCACACATTCACCCTCCAGTCGCGCTACCCATGCCCATCACATCTGGCCGCTTGGGATGGGTGGGCCTGATATCGCGTCGAATCTCATCAACATCTGCCCCAACATGCACACCGCGACCCATCAGCTCATCCGCCTCACCGGGTATCGCTATGACGGAGACACCCCTTGGTGGATCCGGCGTCGCTTCCCGACCTTGGCCCGTGATCTCGCGTATGACGGCTGGCGTGCCTGGGATGAGGCCGGGCGCCCCGTGGAGCGATCGCGCTGGCTCTACCAGGGCATGCGAGTCGCTATCCCCCCTCCAGAAACGATGCGCTGACTCACTTCCGGGTTGGGGATCGTCGATCATCATGCAGACGCGCATCGATACCGGATAGGATCAACGCGTCATGGAACAGGAGCGAGGACCGAGAATCGGAGGCAGAGATGCCAATGCAGGGCGCAATCACTGAAGACGACAAGACCTGGATCGAGGAGTGGGAGAACGTCTCCGTCATCACGAACTTCATCATCCGCCTCGATGCGCGCGGTGACGAGCGGCCCGAGCAGGTCAAGGGGCCCCGAACCTTCAAGATCACAACCGAGGAGCGGATCCTCACCCAGGATCGCATCGCGGACAAGAAGAACGATCCCTTCCTGAACGGGTGCTTCCGTCCAGTCACGGTCCCGGACTCGGTGGATGTGCAGTCCAACCCCAACGCCCTGTCGGATCAGGACATCCAACGCATCCTGCGGTCCTCGACCGTGGCGTGGAACGAGTACCTGAAGGTGGTGGATGCACCTCCGACTCTGCGTCGCATGCTCGAACAGTTCGATGTCCTCCTGGAGGAGGGCGAGGATCTGTCCGCGCAGCGGCTCCGGCAGCTGCAAGCCCGCCTCCAGGAGGTCGCGCCCCGCGCCCGAGTCGTCCAGAAGGACCGGGCAGAGTTCGAGAAGATGGGGGCGGAATGACCGGCGAAAACGAGGAAGTCACGGTCCAGGAGCAGATCATCCTGCACAAGTACGAGGGTGATCCTGCGCCCGAGAATCTGGTGGAGACCATCTACATCGAGGATGGCGAGATCGTCCATCATTCGACGGCGACGGAGTAGCTCATGCCACTGACGGACGTTGGTCGAAATCAGATCGCTGGCCATCTCATCGCTGATGGGTCGGTGCAGCCATACAGCAATGCCAATGCGCATATCGGTGTCGGAGACAGCGACACCGCATTTGCATCCTGGCATGTAGACCTCGTCGGATCGAATAAGTTCTATCAGGGCATGGA